AGCATTCCATCCGTTTGCTCTATGAAATTCATACTTTGCTTTTATTTCAGCAATAGCAATGTCTTTTAATTCTTGTGGTGTTGGAGACGCATCAGGAATGAAATCAACTAAAAACTGTCCATTTGTAGGGATGTAATTTTCATCCGCCACGTCAAATAATTTAACACCGTTACTGTCTACTACTGTTTTCATTAATTCGTGATTTTAAAAATTGATTGTGTTATAACATCAGAATTGCTAGATTGAGGCTTAACAGAAATAAAAATCCAATTATCAACAGACACATCAAAAGAAGTTGAACCTTCAGTATAATTTACAGAAACTCCTTGATTCCCTAAAATATTAAAAGTAAAATTCGAGCCTTTTAAAGAACCACCTTCTATTTTAAAATATCTTTGAAAGTTTACATCAGCACCCGTTGATAATGTGTTTCCGTATTGTGCTATTTGAGTTAAAGATGTAGAAAATGTAGAAGTAGTTCCAACCCTGATAGTAATTAAATATCCAGCTGTAGTACCAGTTTTTAATAAACGTAATGTCATATTCATAAAGTCTAAAGCCGATAATGTATTAGCATTAATTTTATATGAACTTATAAGGGTTTCAGACGCAGTTCCAGTAACTCCAGAAGAATTTGTATAGTCCGCTACAATACTTTTTATAGGCACATAACTAAAAATAGGTTGATATAATAAGTCTGCTTTTGGTTTCAAATAATTAGTCCAAACATTTAACCACGTTGTTTTTTTAGCTTTGTTAGAATCGGCACTGTCAGATAAAGGAATAGAATCGGCATCTACAGGAGTTGTTTTTGATGTTAATGCAGTTGAAAATGAACCAAAATTAGTTTCAGTTAAAACATCTTGTTTGCTAGTAGCTAAACCGCTATATTGACTATTTGTTGCATTGTCTCCTGTATTTGTTCCACTTGTGTTTCCTATAACTACTAATTGTGCATCTGTAACATACCGCCTATTAAGACTATCGGCAATGTCGGACGTTAACGCATCTGCACCTGCTGTTACAAGTCCTTTACTATCGTATGTTATTTTAGTCTTAACTGTCCCTGTAATTGGCGCATTTGCATCTACTTTATTCCCTAAAAGAGTATCAATAGCAGTTTTGGTGTACCCTACCACCCATGATAAAGCGCTTCTAACGTAAGCATTTGCGTTATTTGGAGCATCAGGTATTCCTCCACCAATCTCATTAACCGCTACTTTTTTAGTTTCTCCGCCTTGCACAATAGGAACTAACTCTGAACCTGCTAATGGTAAAGACGCACTATTTAACTCGCTTATTTTCTTATCAGCCATTATAATATTATTTTAAATAAATTTTCTTGCAATAAATAACTTCCGTTTTCTTGTAATAAAAAGGCTTTTTCTATTATAAACCCTGCATCCTCTAAATTATTTATAAAGAAACTTTGTTTTTCTTCAAGTCCGTTAAAATCAATTTTCAATCCATTAAAATCAGCCTTACCGCTTCCGCTAGTATAGCTAATCTGTCCTCCTTGCATACCGTTGTACAAACCAAATATCCTATACAATCCGTTTCTATCTCTGAATATAATTCTAAAATCTAAATCAATTAATTTTTCTATTTGGTTTAAGTCTGAACTTCTAAAACTTAACCCTATTGATTGATTAAAAAATTTACCTCCATCATTCTCCTCTTGTTGCTCATTTGCCGTACTCTCTGGAGTTACCTCAAACTTATAAATATCAGTATTTGGAAAAGTTACTAAATAATTATCATTAGTAATAATTTGAGAACGTGAATATTGATAATATTTGAAAAGATAAATTTCAGAAACTCCTGCTATGCTATCTCTACATTTTCTATTTATTCCTGCAGATACCATGGCAATTTATTTGAATTATTACCTAAATGCCATCCCACGTTTAAATTAACGCCTTTTAAAGCATTAACTTCATCTTGCCAACACTTATACTCTGGTAATGGATTTTTACATATCCACTTATAAAAACGAGTAACATACATTTGAGCTAATGATTTGTATTTACCTGCTAAAAACTGCACTTCTTGTTTGTCTACTACTTCTAAGTTTTCGCCTGTATGTTTATAAACGCCTCCATTATCGACCATATAAGAAGCTATTTCAATATATTGCGCTAATGATTCGTTTTTAGTAATTGGCTTTATAAAATCAGTGTATAAAGTCAAATACAAACCGCTTAAATCATCATTAGTAATATCCTCAATAATCTTATCATAAAGCAAAGTACCTAACAACGGCTCAATAGTAGTTAATTGAGTGTTAGCAATGCAAAACAAATACTTATCTATATCGGTGTTGCCACTCAATATAGTTGAACTTGTCATTTCCTGCGGTGTTATGAATAATAATTCTGCCATAGTATTTAATTTAATGCGCCTCTATTAGGCATATTTATCGGCTCTATTCCTGCTAATCCTTTCGCTGGTTGTTGTTTACTTTTGTCTATTGCTATTGGCGACTTCACATCAACTTTTACATCTGGATTTTTACGCTTATATGTTAGCTTTTCCCAATAGTGATAACAGTTAACTCCGCCTTTATATTTCAATATATCGTATGTACTTGCTCCCTCTGGTCCAAAACCTGCGTTTACAGGTTCATTACTCATTGCTTCGATGTCCTCAATACGATATATTTTCTTAGCTCTTACCATTTCATTACAAAACTTCCTTTGTCCTACTTGGCTACCTGCATAACGATAACGTGTAATGGTATCGGCTAAATCATAACGAGATTTATTGTAAGGTTTTGCTGTTCCTGTTGATAAACTGATAACCCTTAGCTTTTCTTCTTCTTCAATATCGATAGGTTTTACATCTATCAACTCATAATTTTCTAAATCTTCATCCTCACCAAAAGAACTTAAATCAATCTTTTTTTTTTGTTCACTTAATTGCACTTTCTGCTCACTTAACGGCAAGAAATATAAATCTAAAAACAATTCGTAATAATTTAATACTTCTTCTAACGCCTCTAATATACAAGTTTGTTTAGGGGATATTACACGCTTCATTAACTGCGCCTCTGCCTCGTCTAATTCGTTTGCGTTGTTCCCTAATCCTCCCTCGCTCATTATCCCAAATAGCTTAGGACTTACTACTTTGTGACCTGTCATTATTTGCTGTCTGCTTTCTGCTGTTAGGTATTCCCATTGTTTATGCTGTTGTTCGTTTACAGGAAACGGAACAACCGTAATTTCAGCATCTCGACCGTTAAAACTAATAACAAAACTCATTGCGTTTGGAGAGCCTGTTAATTTTTGTTTTATTTGATTTTCTAATTGGTCTTTTTGCTCTGGAGTTAAAGTTCCGCCATCAGGAATATTAATAATATACCCTGCGCTTAGTCCTTTTTTAATACAGTTAATATAGAAGTTCGCTAATTCCTCCTCCATATCTGCATAAGGTAAAGCACTTAAATAATCAGGGTCTGCGAAGTAATTTTTCCCTGCTTTATATGGCTTAATACAATAAATTTCAATTTCATCGTTTGAAGTTCCAAACGCTGGATAACGCACAGGAGGATTTTGATTTATTTTACTCCAATCACGGGAATACCAATAGCCTTCAATTTCTCCATCCTCATTTTCAATTTCAGGAACAACTAATTGTTTAGGTATATGATAAATTGCGCCTAAATCTTTTTTATTCTTAGCTTTTATAACTTGAAAAGAGGCTTCTCCAAACAATTCAAAATCAGAAATAATCTTTCTTAGTTCTTTGTTGCTTAGAATAGACTTTAAATTTATCCACGCACCTGTATTTTTATTGTAAGATGATAAACCACGCCCATAAATTAGGTCGATATAAGACGAAATAATAGCTGAATTTGTAGGAGAACCATTAAGCCTATCGATGATGTATTGATAAAACGAGTTGTTTTTACCATTTAAAACCCAATTACGGCTTTTATTTTCTTCTAATTTAGGTCTAACATAGTTAGATAATTGAACTAATCGAATATCGTTACTCATAATAATATATGTCTTTTGTAGCTTTAAATGTTTCTGTGCTTTGAGTGGCTGCAAATAGCTTTCCTCTGAAAATTACAGTATCATTTTCGGTTATTTTTATTTGATATTTAGCCCCATCAATACATTCTAAATCAAAACCAATTGACATAATTCCGTTTACGGTCATATATTCATTGTCTAAATTTTCAGATGTTTGCAAAGTTTCATTATATAAATTAAATACAATCGCATCTGTTGGATAAAAACGAGGTATTAATTTAATAACGTGAGCCGTGTTATTTGGATTGATAACTATCATATTAATTAAACGAAAAAAACCGCTTTTTGTGACAAAGCGGTTTTATATAAATAGTAAATTTAGGTTAGTCTACTAAGGCTAAAAAGTCTGCTATTGTATCTGAATCCAATTTAGGACTTAAAGCACCTGTTGTTGATACTCCTGTTAGAGTATATCCGTTTAATTCTGTTTTTGCTCCTCCTGTTGTTTGCGCTACAGTAAAGTCTATCCCATCATCGATACCTATTGCGTGATAAATGCCGTTTCTATCTTTTACAACCGCCATAGGAAAACCATAGGCTAAAAGGTTTAATTGTAAAGAAGTCGCAGCATCGATTTTTTTAAGTACAATAGTAGTAGTTTGAGTATTTACCGAAGTACCTGTATTTCTATCAGGAACTAATGATTCAGCAATGTTATTGCCATCACCCTCAATTTCAAATTTATATACTACTGTTAAAGATGGGTTTATAGCTGTGGCGACTCCATTTACAACCGTGAATGGGTCTTGTACAAAGTTGAATAAATACAACTCCCCTAAGCCTCCTAGATTTTGTTTACAGGCTCTTAATCTACCTGTGTTAATATCACACGCCATTTTATTTAGTTTAAATAAAGGCGGTATCTAAACCGCCTTTGTTATTAATGTTATGCTATTGGTCTTGCCCAAACGATATCCTCTGAATTAGCATATTGTACGCCTCCAGAGTAAACAAGTTTACCTCTGATTTGTCCTGTCAACAAACCTACTTCATCCTCATCTACTAAAGAGATTTGGTTAAAGTCAGCCTCTAAACCTGTACCAAAATAAAGGTTTGCTTTTTCAGCAATTACAATTGTGTTAGCTGGTAAACCGTTGTTTTCAACAAGGTTGTATTTTCCAAACTTAACCACCTTTTCTTCTCCACCCATTCCGTTAGCAATTCCTTTTGATACTAACCAAAACCAGTAGTATTGGAATACATCAGGAGACACCATTACGTTAAGAGATTTTCTTCTTAAAGGAATTGGAATAGCTGCTAAAGCAAGTTTAAGTTGAGCCTCAACGTTAGCCTCTGTTACTGCATCGATATCAACGTCGATAACTGCGCTATCAGCTAAAAACAATTTTAAGAATCCATCCCACTCGTCTGTGTTAGACGAGTCACCTTGCCATATTTTGTAGTCAATATCCTCTGCTGTTTGTCCTAAGATTTCAACTTGGATAGCCTCCATAATATCTGCTGGTGCGTTTGGATTTGAAGCACTTGCTCCCATTGTTTCCTGTGACCATGTAGCTCTGAAATCCTCTTTACAAACTTGGAAGTCATTTTTAAGTTTTACAGGCTCAAGTACTCTTTCGTTTAAAGTGATTCCTCCTTGTGGGTCAAATCCGCAAGTGTATGCAGTTGTACCATCTGTGTAACGTACTCTACGAATATTTGTTTTATATCCTACGTTCGGAGCTAAAGTTACTAATCCTAATCTAAGTGTATCCGCCTCTTTAAAGGTCTTACCGATAATCGCTCCTGCCTCTTTACCTGCATAATTTGAGCTTACTGATGTTGTTGTTGCCATTTTTTATTTTTTGTTATTTGTTATACTGCTGTAAATGTTATACCTCCTGCCGCCGCTGCTATACCATAAGCGTAGTAATTAGTTCCGTCAGAATATATCTCGATATAATCTCCTATTGTTTCTGCTGATGCCACAAATGAAATTGTATTCTCATTTGAAGCTGGTACTAAAGTACTGTTAACGTCTGCGCTGCCTTGAATAACCGCTGTAGGAGATACGATGGTAAAGTTGGTTGTAGCAAAAGCTGCACCTACTGTAAATCTTGCGTTAAATCCATCTACCGCTACAGATGGTAATGTAATTGCTACTCCTGCCGCTGCGTTTAAAGTAAATTTTTTTCCACTATCTCCACTAGTTAATGTTTTTGCTGCTGAAATAGTTTCTGTTCTTGTTAGCTGAAATTCAGCTCCGCTTAAAGTTGTTCCTCTTGTACTCATTGTTAATTGTTTCTAAGGTTAAATAAAATTCTTTCTTGCTTTGTCATTTTAGACAAGTCTACTTGCACAGGAGTTGAATGAATTGGCTTTGAAGCTGGTTGTTTTCCTAATTCCTCAACTTGTGCTTTCAATTCTGTAATTGTTTGCTCTTGCGTTGTGTATTTAATCAAAATTGATTTGATTGCGCTTTCAATTTCGCTAGCAATTTTAGCATCGTTTGAAACTTTACCATCGTGCGTTGGTTCGTTCATGTCTGTTGGAACTGTAGGTTCAACAGGTGATTCTGCTGGCTTAACTTCTTTTACGATTCCCTCTTGCTCTACAATTAAGATAGTACCATCTTCAAGTGGGTGTTCTCCAACAGGTACAGGAACACGTGTTCCATCCTCTGCTGTTACCCAACAAGCAATCTCTGGCATAAGAGTATCGCCATCGTATTCGATTTTTAGCGAACCATCCGCTAACATAATCTCGCCTAATTTGATTTCATTTTCTGCTTTTGGATTCAATGCTAACTTTATTTGGTTTGGCAAATCTTTCAAAAGTTCGATGAAACTTTTTTCTTCTTGTTTACTCATGTTTATATTTGATTTTAAATTTACTTCTTCTAGTGATAGCATTGCATCGATTGAAAATCCTTGAACTTTACCTGTCTTTACATAATCATTCCAAACTTCTTCACTATCTACTTTCATTACTGCTAACCAACTCCCTTTAGGGTACTTAAATCCAAAGTTTGTTGATTTGTCTACCTCTGGGTTTTCTACAATCCAACTCTCTGTAAATGTAACACCTTGTATATTTTGCTTTACATCATGCTCAATAGTTGAGTTAGAGTGGTTGTTATTTTTAAAGAAACCATAAGAAAGTTCTTTAATAGTTTGCTCATTGAAAACTATATTAAATTCCTCTCCGTTTTGATTTCTGTAAATTGGTTTATTTGGCTCTAATACCAAACCCATTAAAATACGTTGTTCTTCATCAACTGTTTTGAATTGGATAACATCATCTTTGCTCAACGCAATAAACAACCCCTCCATTGCTGGATTCTCAACTAAAGAAATTCCATAAACTCCTTTGTTTTTTTTAGGGTCATATTTAGCTTCGTAGGTTTTCATTATGCGTTTAGTCTTTTTAAGAAATTAGATATTTTTGCTTTTTGTCCAATTAATTCATTTTTATAGTTAACAAAAAGTTTATCTTCTATTCCTAATTCTTTTGTTTTTGAAATTCCGTTATCTATTAATTTTTCAGATTCATTTAAAATATTTTCTGCCTCTTTAAAAGACATTACCGTTTGATTATATAAACTTAAAGACTTAGCCATTAACGGTTCAAATTTAGAAGCTGTTTTTTTTATATCATCTAATAATGCAAACTCAAACTTTTGATTATTTTCAAACGCTAATTTTATTTCTTCTGCTTTCATAATTTATATTTATTATAAGTTAAAACGATTTTTATTTATTTTTGTGACAAAATGTATCTTAACCCCCTAAAGTTGCGCCTTGAACAATATTTCTATCTAACTGTTGTTGGTTAGTTACATCGCTTCCTACAACGTATGCTTTTAACGGTTGCGTTTGATTTGCTAAACCTTGTGCAATTTGATTTGTTCCTGTGCCTTGAACTAAATTAAACGATGGTGCAGATGGTGATTGAACTCCTGCACTACCTCCGCCTCCAGAACTTCCACCACTTGCTTTTTCTCCTTTTGCTAATTTAGCAATTTGAACTGCACTAAACGCTCCCGCTAACCCCGCTTGAATAAATGGATATGCTGGAAATACCGTAGTAATAGGAGAAGCCGAAGCGGTTGTAAATGCATTTTGCACCCCTTGAACTCCTGATAAAGTCGCTTGTGCTATTGCTACTGCCTTTCCTACTTTGCTTCCTTTACCTGCTATTTCAGCAATAAGATTTAAAGTTTGGTTTGCGATGTCTACCTTTGCGTCTTTTACAGAATTATCTAAGGCTATTTGTTCTGCCGAACTTTTTTTACTTGTATCTTGTTGCGCATCATAAAAAGCATCACTAGCATCGGTTAAGTCTTTTAAATTATCCTCAAAGTTTTGTTTGTCAATGGCTCTTTGTTCAAATTGAGCATTGTTTACGTTTATTTGAAATTCATTAAATTCTTTTAATTCTTCCTCTTGTCTTTTCTTTCTTTCTTCCGCTAATTTTTCTAACCTTGCTTTTTCTGCTTCGGCTCGTTTCTTATTCTCCTCATCAATCTTGTCTTGCGCCTCTTTTCTTTTTTTCGCTAATTCTTCTTCTCTGTCATTGGTAGCATCTAAAATTTCTCTATCGGCACGCTCACGCAATAATTTTAATCTTCTTAATTTCTCCGCTTCACCTAGTTCCTCGTTTTCATTAATAGCTTTAACTTGCTCTGCATATTTATTATTGGCTTCAATTTTACGCTTTGTATATTCATCGTATTTATCCCCGTAAGCATCTAAAAAGAATTTATTTTTTTCTAATGTGGCGTTGGCTTCTTCTCCTAACTTTGCTAACTCTCTTGAAGCATCCGATGTTATACCTACAAAATCTGTAACAGCATCAACAATATTACTTATAAACTCCCCAACTTTTGTAAGTCCTGGAACTACATTTAAAACCGCTTTCTTAACCTTGTCAAAATTAGCAATTAAAGCAACTAACGCTATAACAATCGCTCCAATACCTGTAGCGGCTAAAGCAATCCTAAAGGCTTTCATTGCGCCTGTAGACGTTCCTACAACGGTGGTATAAATACCTTGCGTTATAGTAGCTACTTTTTGTGATTTAGTAAATAATACCGAAGCTTCAACTGCATCTTTTACAGTCATAGCTAGTCCACCTGTAGCATCATTAAGCAATCCCATTGCTCCACCGTTTTCTAATACAGAATTGGTAGAACCTTTCATACTTGAAGCAAGGCTTTTCTGTGTACTTGATAAATCCTCTAATGAATTATCAAGGCTATTAACTTGTTTTTGTACAGTGTCTAAACCTGTTTCTTTAACTACAATATTTATTTGTTTTTCAATAGCCATCTTTTTATTTTTCTAAAGTAGTTATCAATCTCGTTTTTGCCTTTTGCAATTTCCGTGAATTTACCTGCACCGTAAAATTCATTTGTTTGCAATAATCTTATGATGTCTGCTATCATGACACTGTATTTATTAAAATTGATATCCATCCTGTTTCTGATTTCATGTAAAGTTGCTTTGCTGTTATAATATCCTCACAAAAAACTTTAAACCCCACAGAAGCATCAGGATAAGCTGTGTTTAAATCGCTCAAACTTAAATCTGTTGTTGTAGCGTTTACTGCATAGCTATACAGCTCCTCAAAGTTGTTATTGCACTTCTCAAAACTATTAAATAGAATTTCCCCTGTTCCATCACCTGCTACTGTGCCGTTATTTATTATTTCTCTAGCCATTGTCCGCTGTTATTAAGTTAGTATCTGCCGTTATTAAATTTGTGTCTGCTGTTATTGCAAATCCTGTTTGATTAAATGTTATTGTTATTGTTTCGCCTGTTAAATCATTTGTAATAGTTCCTGTTGTTGTTCTAAAGAAAGGCGTTGTATTTTGCTCAAACTCAAAAAACATTAAGTTGCCTACCACTGAACTAAAACTAATCCAAGTATCGTCAAACGTATAACTGTAATCAACCAAAGTTGAAAAGTAAATACTTTTAGTTTGATTTCTAAAGTCAGCATTTAACGAGGTTATATTTGAATTGAAAGTAGTTGGTATATTCTCAAAATTATTAACCAAAGTAAATGAACTTTCACCGCTTACTAAATTTGTAGTAAAATTGTCTATCCGATAATAGTTATATTTTATTTTTAAAACATCGTTCAACTCTATTTTAGTCAGCAAGTTTAGAGGTAAAAACCCTTTGTATCTAAATACTCTTTTTTTAATATTGAATATAGATTCAATATACTCTTTGTAATAATTTGAATATAGATTATTACTTGTTATTCCTCCATTCCAAACTCCAAACTCCTCACTAAACAATAGATTAAAAATCTCATTTTCTGCTACGTTAGCATAGTTAGGAATATTAACAGCGTTTATAATTTGAGTTGCTCCAACACTATTTATTATTTTCATTGTATAAGCTCCTAAAGGCACGTTTAAAATATAATGCAAATGTGCTTTAGGGTTTATAGGTTGCAAGGTGTCATCTATTAAAGCACCGTACTGTATCGAGGTTTGTCCCTCGTCTGATAGTGATGGTAATTTTTCATAAAGTATTTGTTCAAATGGAACGGTTACTTCAAAAACATCACCATCTAAAGGCTGTCCGCTTTCATCTGTTAGCTTTGTCAACTCATCGCCGTAGGCTATCCCTGTGTTTTGCTTAAACTGTTTGTTTAATATTGTTTGAGGTTCTTGGAACTTAAAGTTTATTTGGCTTAATATCGTTCCACGTTCAACGTCGTAACTATTAAAATCTATGTATCTAGTAATATCACGTGTAACGCCTTGTTGATAGAATTGCGGTGCGCTGTTAATATAAATATCGTCAAACTCATTAGCGATTATTACCGTTTTAAATAATTGCGATATACCTTTTATAAAGTCTATTACTTTAATTTTAGGCAAATTATTTACTATTTGAAAAACACTTATAATATTGTTTACACTAGCATAAGTATAAATAAACCCACCAAACAAAGGCGCTTGTCTTAATGCGGCTGTATAAAAGAAAGTTTCTGCTTCTACAAAAAAGCTATACTGTGCATTTTGTGGATTGTTATAAGGCGTTAATGAATATTCCCCTATAACGGAAGTAACACTCACTAACTCATCATCTCTATAAATATAAACTTTGTATGGTGTAGTTTCGTATCCTGTAGATGGTGACACAAATAATCTGAAAGTTCTTAAATCAGCTCTATTGAAATTTAAAACTCCTGTCATGAAATCTACATAGTCGCTATTTCCGCTATCAAATCTAATGGCCTGCTTTACAGTTCCGTTAGGAGCGTCTTTATCTTTTGATAGCAATAGAAATATATTTGCTATTTCACTTCTTCCAAACAAATCATTGCTAAAATTAATATTGTATTTTAATTCAATAGCAGTAATTAAAGCCGATAGTTTTATACTTGGTGTTAACGCATCCCATCTCACTCCTGTTGTTGCAACGTTACCTATTCCACTACCTGCTAAATTGTAATATAACTGTAAGTTTGCAAACAACGAGTAACGTACAATGTCTGTTGAATTTAATTTAGCAATAACATTGTCCGATGTGTATTCAAAATCATAATCAGACAAATCCAAAGAGGTTAACTCATCGTTGCCAAATAACAAATTAAGCGAAACTAAATTGCCAAAGAATGTTATTGTATAAGCATAAGGTCGCCCTTGCTTAACGCTAACTTTTTCAAGTTTCCATTTGCCATATTTAAAAGGAAGTCCGTCTAACTCAATACGCCCCGCAACTTTTACCCTTGCATCAAATGGATTATCAATATCGGCATCGTAATAATGTTTAAAGATTCTATTATTGTTGTTACTAGCTGGTACAGTAAAAGACTTAGAATAGTCGGTAGTATTTTTTGAAATATCATTAATAGTAGCAACAGATGAATTTACCTCAATAGATTCATCTTTAAACATATCTAGTCTGTCAGCTCCTATGTATATCTTTACAATCATTAAACGTTGTTTATTTCGTTAAAAGCAAAATCAAATTCTATTTCGTAATTTATCAATCTTTCTTTTTGTCTTGTTTTGTACTCTAAAGTTTTTGAGGCTACATTTAAAGGCGTGTAAACATCATCTTCTAATATCCAAACACGCTCTGACAATAACAACTGCTTAAAAGTTTCATTCATTACCTCTTTTACAAAACCAGAATTAACCTTAAACTTTTCTCTTGCTTGTACATTAAATCTAACGTATTGATGATTTCCATCCTGTGGTTGACCTCTATCACTTTCAAACTCCTCATTTGTAACTGATAAACTTTCTGATTTAGCTTTAAAGAAAGTTAAGAATTGTAACGCTCCCTCTTTATTTTGAAAAGCTATATCTACAGGAGTGTATCTACATTCCTCTGTTATCAATAAAGTGGTAGTAACTCCATTGTAAACGATTTCAATATATTCGTCTGTTGGTGCTTCCGAAATATTTACCCACACATTTTGAACCGCCCCATTAGAATGCGTAGATTCTAAATAGTCTGTCTCATCGATTGAGTAGTCTATTTCTAAATTAGGATATGACTTAACGGTTATCATACTCCAACGTATTCAATAAAGTGAACTATTCGAGATGGCTGTACGTTTTTATTCGTTGCGCTTTCTCCTGTGCTATCTGTTAACACTTGAGTACGTGTACCTGCCGAACTTGTATCTCCTGCAACTCCTGTAACCGAACCTCCGCCAGAAATAGTAATCTGTGGCAAGTCAAAGCCATTACTTGAACTTGTGCGTTGTCCGTGTGTGTGCGCTGGTATAATTGCATCTGCGCTACCTACATCCGCTCCTAGTGTTCCAAAGAATCCGCTAGTGTCTTTACCCACTAAAGTTTTACCTCTGAAGTCTGTTACCTCTGCCCATCCTGTCGGAATGTCCGATGCTGGTTTGTTCCAAGCTATCATCGCTCCATCAGGAATGAATACCGCTGTTATTAAAGCCGTTGCCTCTGCTTCCGCTTCTAATATCTCTACTCTTTCTAATAATGTCATATCTATAATTATTGGTAAATTAAAAAATCCGTTTCTTTGCACCTTAAATTCTGTGCCTTGTAAAAGTATTTTGTTTGATGGAGGTTGTTGGTTTTGTCCTCCCATTCCATAACCGTATCCTCTAAGCATTAAAACAGTAGTAACTAACTGTACAGGCTCACTCTCTGGTAAATCTACAACCTGATAAACAACCTGCGTTTTCACCCATCTTTGATTATTCCCATCGTACAACCCTGTAACAGTTCCCAACTGTGGTGTAAAATCTATGTAGTCATTTACTATTCTAGCTATATTGACTTTGTCAGTTCCTACCGAATTATCTATATTCTTTTTAGTAATAGAATAAGTTGGTGTTGTTGGAGGTGATGTTTTTAATCCATCCCAAACAAATACCTCTAACGTATAAGAAATACAAACCGTATCACTCAAAGGACTTATTAAAGGGATTTCAATATAGTAAGGCGATAAACTCTTTATCATAATTTTAATGCTATTTTAATTTTTTCATCTACTTCTAACGAGTAAGCCATATACACGTCATCGGGTAATCTTTGAAACGCTTGTTCAAAGGGTTTAGTAAAGAAATAAGTAGTTTCTAAACCTTTATTCCAAATACTTCTCATTATTAAAAAGGCGGTTGACTTATAACTTAGAAATTTTCCCGTCCTCCTATCTTTAAATTGTATTCGTTTTCTTGTTACCCAACCGTTGACGCCATTTGTCAAACCGCCTTTTTTACCTGTGCCACTTCCAAATTTAAACGGACTTAATGGAGCTTTTGCTGAACTCTTTACTCCTTTTACCCCCTCATCCACGAACTCCCAATAATCATTAGCACTACCAAAATCAAAAGTTAATGTCGTTGTGTTGTTTGATTCAGTAACTTTATAACTTATGCCATCGTATAATTTTCCTGTGTCTTTCTTTTTTCTTTTAGATAAATTAGATTTAGCCTGTTGCTTTACATACTTACCGAACTTATCTAATTCATTTGCTACTGACATAAATCAATAATTGTGTTTGGTGTTTCAACTGTAAATGTTAATCTCGCACCATCTAATAATTTAGACCCCTCAAAACTTCCTAACTCAAATGTTGGATTCTCGCTAGCGGTTAGATTTGTCTTTTCAAAATCAGTCCACATAGTAAGCCATATTCTGTTTAAAACCGCTAAGGCTAAATTGTGATTGTCTACTTCATCGTCTTGTCCCCAGAAATCATCTGTTATAACTTCTTTGTTTATATCTCGAATATTAAAACAGGACAACTCAACGTTAAAATTAATAGTCGAACCATTTGTAAACGCCCCGCCTTGAATATCAATATTAACCAAAGGAAATATTGTTTCTTTGTTTAAATCCGCAGACTTCATTACCTTATTAACCAAATCATCAGCATCGGCTAATTGTTTGAAGTACTTGTATAATTCGCTTAGTTGGTTCATAATTCAATCGTGTTTGTGTTTCCATTCATTATCTTAGCTTTTAATTTCCTTTTATCAATCTTATGAGCTAAATGTATGTGTACTTTGTGAACGTTCATTTCTAATATTTCATCTACTTTCCAAATCCTACCTTTTGCTAGTTCATCGATTGTAGCGTACCATCCCCATTTATCGAAGTAATCGTTTGCACTTCGCCCTTCACTTGTTCCACCATCATATATTTCTGGGTATAATTCAGTAATTCGCTCGCTAAACTCGAAAAAAAAACCAACGCACCGTTAACAATATTCATAGGAGTATGCTTCATTATGTTTGCATACTGTTCTGTACCTTGATAAGGTATAATTTCATAGTTGCCTAATGCATCTTTTTTATTAATCGGTCTGAATAACACAGCCATAAGTTTATGCATTTCATCTATTTTAGTTCCATAGTTCGAAATATCTATAAATTCGCCTTGACTTATTTTGTCAAAGTTGGTAATAAATCCAAACTCTACATCTTTAATAAAAAATGTAGGTTGAAATTCTACGGTTTGTTCTAGTGCTAAGTCTATTTGTTGTGATATTTCTATGAAATCTTTTGAAGAAATTAGATTGATTTCATCACGCTTGATATTAGTAAATATTTCTACCTTACGAATATCAAATTGTGACTGCGTTAAGTCATCTCTCAAAAGTAATTCATTATACTTTTGAAACTGATGTAGTTTAATATCTGCTATCGATTGTGGAATTGTTACTGTCATACTTTATAAACGAAAAAAGCATGATTTTGTGACTAGGTTTAGCGAATTTCTATTTGATAGCCTTTATACATAGATTCCATTTCGTGGTATCTAAAGGCATCAATAGCGTGATTCCAATTATCAATTGGTTTGTTTAATTTATTACCTGTTTTTTTATCTTTGTCCCAAGTATATTTCTGAAGTTCGTTTATTAAATTTGTCGATTTAGAAGTTACCAAATAATTATTTTCTTGTATTATTTGTATTCCAAATTTAATACTATCTTGCCCTTTAGTAACAGCTTGCGCATTTACTCCATAAGAATTTAAATCGGAAATACTTTTAGGTTCAGCACTATCGCAATAACAAGGTGATTTTGTATTTATATGTTTAGCAATTTGGCTATTACTTAATCCTTTAGAGTAGCATATTTCATTCAATATCCTTTTATCATTCCACTTGTAAACTTCTATTATTGCCGTTGGGTCATTAGAATAACCAAAATCTAAACCGTAACCTAACAATCTAGCCTCTGATGGTAAATTATCAATTACTTTCCAATTATCAAATATAACCCCATCTAAACTACCTACCATTCCTAATCCATAAACACGCCATTTGTTTGCCCAATAATTACTTTTTATGTTTTCCTCTTTAAACAATAATTCAAACGGCAAGTTAGGATTAAAAAAACCTTTAATTTTATAATCTAAAATAGAGTTTACCTCACTTTCTGGCAAAAATTCATTATCTTCAAATGTTAATGTAATAAAATTGTTTTCGTTTATGTAGTCGTCACCCCAAAACAATGTATCAGGGTTGTAGTCAATAATAGTTAATTTAGCTCTTGATATAAATTGTACTGCTGTGTCTATTTCTAATTTATCAGCTTCATTGATATAAAGAATATCACGCCTAAAACCTTTACCAACATCATTTACATCGGCTCCTAAAAAATCCAAATAACTTCCGTTTTCGTAATCGTGTTTACTTTCTGTTTTATTAAAATCTGATTCGTATTTTAATACTCCCCAGTCTTTACAAATCTTTTTATAATCACGAATAACAGTTCGTTTCATCTTTGCTAATTCAGAAGATAAAACAGAAACTTCTTTTTCAGAAGATAATAATGATTGTATAATTAATTCAAGTATAGATATTGTTTTAGAAGCTCCTTGACCGCCCCTAATAACAAAAACAGTTTCCTTTGGGTTGGAAACTATTAAGTTAAGTATTTTAAAATACCCTTTAGAATATTTATATTTATTATCTGTTTCCAATATCAGGAATTTTAGGTATATTTAAACCTCCTTTTATTTCTGTTTCTTTCTTTTCAACAAGTCCGTTTAACCTTTGTGTTATACTAGGGTTATATATTCCTGCCATACCTCCCTCTATTTGGTCTGTTCTAACTGCTTTTTTTATACGTGAACAGATAGTTAAATATTCATAGTACTTATTGTCTGTATTGGCAAAATAATGGCTTAAATCCCCGATAATTCCATTGTCATAACACCAACACTCAAACCCATCTATTGTTAAAGGCTTTTCTTTTTCTCTATAAACATCAATAGCGTCTTTACCAACCCAATCTTTTACTAAAATAGGTTTACTTTTAACTTCTTTTTTATAAGCTAAAAAGTGTTCCCATAATATTTCAGGAGTTTCTATGTATTTATGTTTACCCATTTATTTAATACTTATCCCCAACAAAATAAGCTCCTACTTTTTGATAGTAACTTAATTCTCCTGTGCAATCATTCTTTACGGTTATAGCAGTGTACATTGTACCGCCTCCTGTTGACATTCTTTGAGCCTCTATAATAGTTCCTTTAGAACAATCTTTTGATTCTGTAGAATCATCATTTGAGCAACTAATTAATAGTGTTGCCACTAATGATAGCAATATTGTTTTCATAAATTTTATCTAGTTTATCAATCATTGATATTAATGGTTTAGGACTACATGAAGCGCATGGTTTCCAAACGTTTCGATTAAATACAGAGGCATAAAGTTCACAAACAAAATCAACTTGCTCTTTAGATAATCTTAAAGTTCTAACTTTAATAAACTCTGCCCATTGTATTACTTCTTGTTCTGTCAAACATCGTACCACTTTGTAACGCCAAAGTGAATTAAGATATTCCTTTCGTTGTTCACATCCACAATCAGATGTTACAAGTTTATCTAGTTTAGTAGCTTTAATTACTTTTTCAACTGTGTCGCCTAAGCCTTTTGATTTAGTTCTTTTCATAAATCTATGATTTCAATTATAGTTTTAGTAGTTTCGTTTTCTCCAGAAAATATTAAAACAATAAAATCATTTGGAAATTTAGATTTTATTAAATTACAAGCTAAATCTAAAGATTCATTATCTAAATTTGCATAAATAGAAGATAATCTAATAATTGCTATTTTTCGTTTAATGTTTGCCATTTCTTTTTTTCTTTTTCAATAACTCTGTAAATAAATCTATAATTTACTTTCAACTCTTGTGCTATTTTTCTAATTGATTTATCCTCTGACATCAAAAGTAAATCTTTAGCTACCCAGTAACATTCCTTAACTACTTTTAATTGTTTGTCATCAAGTTCAAATGATTCTGGAGTTGTAAAATTATAAAAATTTTCAATACTAACTGTTTTTCTTTGTCTTAAATAATCTAAAAAAGTATTTTTAATAATTAAAATAAAGTAAAAGTCATTGATTTGTTTGTTAATATTATAGGCTTTAAGATACGCCTCTTGTACTAAATCATCTGCAAGCAGTTCGTCTTTACATATTTTAAATGCAATCTTTCTCCAATCTTTATCTCTTTTACAAAGTTCTTCTAGCATTTATGTAATAAATAACAAACAAATATATAAATTTTATTTAAACAAAGGATTGTTTATTTTAGATTCGATTATATAAAACTCTCCATCGTGAGT